GAACGCAAATAATTTTGTAGAATCAGTCGAAAATACAAATAATTCTTACTATGTTTTTATAGGACTATCTAATCCTGCAGGTTCCCCGTCTGGTCTTGTAGGATTTGGAAGGACATCTGATTGGAATACTAGTAGTAAAACACCAGCACCTATTGATAGTTTTTCTTATCGTGCTCACTCTGGTGATACTATGATGTTTGGTAAAAAAATATCATCTGCGAATATAAGAAGAATTATAAGAAGAGTAGATTGGGTTTCAGGGTCAAGATATGAAATTTATAGAGATGATTATAGTGCGACTAACCAAAGTCCTCTAACAAAAGCGAATAGATTATATGATGCAAATTATTATGTCCTTAATTCTGATTTTAAGGTGTATGTTTGTATTGATAATGGTTCTTCAGGCACTAATGTTTTAGGAAATGTATCTCAAGATGAACCAACTTTTACAGATTTGGAACCATCAAAAGCAGGAAATAGTGGTGATGGTTACTCTTGGAAGTATCTATTTACAGTTTCGCCTAGCGATATAATTAAATTTGATTCAACAGAATATATTACTGTACCTAATAACTGGGATTCAAGCACTGATGCTCAGATAAGATCAGTTAGAGAAAATGGTAACTCAAATGTAAATAATAATCAATTGAAACACATTTACATCGAAAATGCTGGCACTGGTTATGCAAATGGATTAGGTCAAGAAGTTGATATTATTGGTGATGGTAGTGGTGCGAAAGCAAGAATTGATGTTGTAAATGGAAAAATTACCGAGGCAACTGTAAGTGCTGGTGGTAAAGGTTATACTTATGCATTAGTCGATTTAGGAACACTAAACAGTAATGTAAGTGCAACAGGTAGAGCAAAACTTATCCCAATCATTCCACCTGGTTTGGGACATGGTGCTGATGTGTATTCTGAACTAGGCACTGATAAAGTTATAATTTATGCAAGATTTGATGATTCAACAAAAGATTTTCCTGTTGATACTAAATTTGCACAAGTAGGAGTCGTTAAGAATCCTACAAAAGTTGGTACAGATTTAACTTATACAGACACAACTTATTCATCTTTACAGGCAGTAAAGTTTTCAACAGTAAGTGGAACACCAGTAGTTGGTGAGGAAATAAGTCAAGTCTTAACAGTATCACCTAATGCAGGTAAAGTAGCAACTGGTTTTATAGCATCTTTTGATAAAGAAACTAAAGTACTTAAGTATTTTAGAGATCGTTCTTTACACTTTAATAAAACATCTTATGATCAGACAGATTATCCTGGTATTTCAACCACTGGTAGAATATATCAGTTTGAATCATCAAATACAGCGAATGATATTGAGGGGAAAAATTCTAGTTTCTCAGGTTCAATATCAGTGAATTTTTCAGGCATCACAACCAATCCAACTGGAAATAAGTTAATTAATTTGGGAACCAATTTTAATGCAGGGTTGTCTGAATCTGAGATAAATAAAGGGTCAGGAGAAATTATCTATTTAGATAATCGACCTGAAATCGTGAGAAATACTCGTCAAAAGGAAGACATTAAAATCATACTCGAATTCTAACAATGCCACAAAAGACAAATTTAAATATCAATCCTTATTATGATGATTTTGATAAGGCGAAAAATTTCTATAAGATTTTATTTCGACCAGGTCATCCAGTCCAAGCAAGAGAACTAACTGGATTGCAATCTATGTTGCAAAACCAAGTGGAATCATTTGGTAAGCACATATTCAAAGAAGGTTCAATGGTGATACCTGGTGGTATTGAATATGATCCATCTTATTTTTCAATTAAAATAAATCAGACACACTTAGGCATTGATGTATCTGTTTATTTAAGTGAATTAATAGCGAATAACGGTGGAAAAGGAACAAGAGTACGAGGTCAAAATTCAGGTATTGTTGCTACATTAAAGAATTTTATTATTCCACCGACTGAGGGTGTTGATGATATTACTATATTTTGTAAATATGTGCAATCAGGCACTAGTGGAGAAAGTGACGCTTTTCCTGATGGTGAAATATTAATACTTGAGGAGAATTTTACTTATGGTAATACTACACTGAACGTAAATGAAACTATATTAACACTTGTATCTGAAAATGCATCTGCAACTGGATCTGCATTTGGTGTAAGTAAGGGTGTTTATTTCATGCGTGGTGTGTTTGTTGATGTCCCAACATCTCTCATTGTTCTTGAACCATATTCAAATACTCCATCATATAGAGTTGGTTTTGAGGTTTTAGAGGAAGTTGTAAATGCAAATGATGATGATTCACTATATGATAATGCAAAAGGATTCACAAACTTTGCAGCACCAGGTGCCGATAGATTCAAGATATCCGTTAAATTATCCAAAAAATCATTAAATGATAATAATGATACTAATTTTGTAGAATTATTCAGAGTTAGAGAGGGTGAAACTAAAAAATTACAGAATATGTCAGTATATTCTGAGATTAAAAAGTATTTTGCTGCAAGAACATTTGATGAATCTGGTAATTATGCGGTTGAACCATTTCGTGTCAATTTGCAAAATTCATTAAATGATAAGGTAAGTTCAGGTGGTTTATATACATCTAACCAATTAACAGATCAAGGAAATACACCATCAGAAGATTTGATGTGTGTTAAATTATCACCAGGTAAAGCGTACGTAAGAGGATTTGACGTATATCTACCAGGTACAACTGTAATTGATGTTGAAAAACCAAGAGATGTTAAAGATGTACTTTCTTCATCTGTTGCATTTTCATTAGGAAACAATCTTAAAGTCAATAATGCATTTGGATCTCCTTATATTAGTTTAGGTGGTACAAATAATAATACCATTGATTTGTATAATCAAAGGGGAACAACAGGAAGTAGTGCAAGTAATAGAGGAGTTAGAATAGGTAAAGCAAGAATTTATTCTTATGGAGTATCAGATGCTCCTTACACGGGTGCGACTACTGAATTTGATTTACATTTATATGATGTCCAAACATTTACTATCTTAAGATGTGCTGCATTTGTAGATTCGGAGGTACCTGAAGGATCAAGAGTAAGGGGTTTGACAAGTGGTGCTATCGGATATGCTGCTCTTGATGCAGGATCAACTGGGTTAGATGAAATAGCATTATCTCAAACCACTGGTGTATTTGCTGAAGGAGAGCAACTTATTATTAACGAAAGATCTTCTAGATCATCAGGAAATCTATCAGTAAAAGAGGTTATTGCATATACAGTTGATGATATTAAATCTGTATTTCAGGCAAAACCAGTAACTAATTTACAATCAAACTTTAGTGCAGATGCAGTTCTTTATGATCGTATATTACCTAATTTTTCATTAACTGATAATCTATCAGTATTAGGTGGATCGGGAAGTAATACTGCAACAGTTGCAAATCGTAGGTTTAGTGGAAAGATAGGTATAAAAACTGATACAGTCATAGCATATCATCATGGCACATTTGCAGATCCTGTATTTAATCGTGTAAGTGCAATCTCTGCTGATGGTCAATCTATATCATTAGTTGCAACTACTTCAGTTGCTGGTGTTAATAATGGTGGTATTTTAGCAGCAGGTATATCAACAAACTCTACATTTAGAATCAAAGTACCTAAAATATCGAATATTCGTGAGGGAGGTTTATTTTCAAGATTACCTAAGAAAAATGTATCAATAATCAATACTGGTAATTCTAATTTGATAATTTCCAAGCAACTACTTAACGCAAATATTAATAGTAGTGCAATTACAGTTTCTTCTGGAGCGATTGTAGGCACAGGAGCGACAGTCGGTTTAACAAGTGCATTCTTTGAACCATTCGATGCTGAGAAATATTCTATTCATTATAGTGATGGTACGACTGAACCTCTCACTTCTGATCAGGTAACAATAACCAATAGTGGTAATGACATTACTTTTAGTGGATTATCAAAGGCAAGTGGAAATGCAACAGTCAATGTCACTCTTAAAAAGATTGGTATAACAAGTAAAACCAAGGTATTCTCAAGAAGTCAGCAACTTGAAGTAACCAGAAGCACTGGAATATCTACTGAAACTAGTGATCTGTTACTTGATGAAAGATATGGTTTAAGAGTTGAGGATAATGAAATATCATTAAACACACCAGATGTTGTTAATATTGTTGCTGTTTATGAATCAAAGAATAAATTAACCCCTGTTCTTGATAAATTAACTTTTGTAGGTGGTCTTAATCTAAACACAAATGCAATAGTTGGAGAACAAATAATTGGACAAGATAGCAGTGCTGTTGGTCAGGTAGTTAGTCGGACAACTAATACAATTGATTTTGTATATCTAAACGCAAACAAATTTGTTGTTGGTGAGCAAGTTAAATTTGCAGAATCAGCAATCACTACAATTTTACAGGGTGTAACAACTGGTAATTATGTTGATCGAACAAATAATTTTGTTTTAGATAAAGGTCAAAGAATACAGTATTATGATTATTCAAGAATTGTTAGAAAGGCAAAATCTGGAATTCCATCTAAAAAATTATTAATAATATTTGACAAATACACAGTTGCATCAGGCATTGGTGGAGATTTATTCAGTGTCAATTCATATACATCAAATCGATATACAAATGATATACCAAGAGTTGGAAGGTTTGATAGTGCATCAGATATTTTAGATTTTAGACCAAGAATTCAAGATTACAATGTTGCCACTGCAACTGGTTCGCCATATTCTTTTAAGAATCGTTTATTTACGTCAGAGACTCCATTTGTTGTAACACCTAACGAAAGTTCAATTTTAGGATTTAGTTTTTATCTTCCTCGAATTGATAAACTTGTGATTAATCGATATGAAGAAGTTAAATTGATAAAAGGAGAATCTGCAGAGGAACCAGCACCTCCATCTGAACTTGGAGATTCAATGGAGATTGCTGAGATTACATTACCACCATATCTCTATGATGTAGATAGACAACCATCTGTTGTTATGAAAGATAATCGTAGATTTACTATGAGAGATATTGGTGCTCTTGAGAAGAGAATTGAAAATTTAGAAACTGTAACCACATTAAATGCTCTTGAACTTGATACAAAATCATTCCAAGTTAGAGATGCTGACGGATTAGATAGATTTAAGACTGGTTTTGCTGTCAATAACTTTAAAGATAGAAGATTTATTGATTTTGATCCAGAAACAGGATCAAAATGTGATGTGGATACATTTTTCCAAGAGTTAATCAGTGCAGTTGATTTCTGGTCAATGAGAGCAGAGACAGCACTTAATCCATCTATTGATGTTGATAGTGCAGATTTAAATTCTAATCTCCAATTACTTGATACTAATTGTAAAAAAACTGGGGACTTGATCACTCTTAATTATAATGAAGTTGATTGGTTAGACCAACCACAAGCAACAGAAGTTGAAAATGTTAATCCATTTAATGTTATTGCATTTTCTGGCGGTATAATACTTGATCCACCATCTGATAATTGGGCAAGAACAATTTACATTGATAACAAGAGAATAGAGTCAACTGGTGCAAGATGGGTTGAACAAGTAAATCTTGTTTCGGATAGAACAACTACAGAAACTGACGTTGATGTTGAAAGAAGAGGTCAATTCTGGAATGACTTATCAGATAGAGAAATAATAACTACAACTACAACCACAGCAACAAGAAGAATTGAAAGAAGTTTTACAAATGTTCTTGAAGGACCATCTAAAGAATATGATTATATTGAAGATGTAAAAGTATCTGCTGAAGCAGATCCATACATGAGATCAAGAAATGTGTATTTCTCAGCAAATGGATTAAAACCATTTACAAAACATTTTCATTACCTTGATAATGGTGCTCCAGATATAGTTCCAAAACTTGTTGAAATAAGCATGTCTGCGGGTTCATTCATCATATTTGAGAAAGCAAGAATACTGTTAAATGGAGATCAGATTGGTTATATAAGAATACAAAAACCAAATCATAAATTTGGAGATAGTGATCGTCCTGATGTTGGTGCTGGATTAGGTTCTCCATCAGTTTTAGTTGAAGAATATGAGGTTGATCCTTATGATCGTAGCAGACCTGCTCCATCATCTACATACTCAGCAACATCACAATTATTAAACGTTGATGTAACTGCATTATCTAATCTTGAAGAATATTTTGGTTATGTAGTTAAAGGTGCAATCATCGTTGGAGAAACTAGTGGTGCTGTTGCAACAGTGACAAGTATTGATTTATTCTCTGATAATTGGGGTGACTTAATAGGTGCTTTCTTCTTTAGAAATCCAAATACAACACCACAACCACCAGTTATCTTCAGATCGGGTACAAAGACCTTCAGAGTGACTGCAGCAGCAGAGGGTGTAATTCCAGTACCAGGTCAGACAGAGTTTGCTAGTGACGCTTCTGGAACCTTTACAGGAACTGGAACAATTATTACTCAAAATACAACCACGGTTGCCTTAAGAAATCCTCCACCACCTGCTAATAAACCAAATGAAGTTACTGTAACTGTCAATACTACAAAGAGAATAGATAGACAGTTTATTCCTTCCCCTCATCGTGATCCACTCGCACAATCATTTACTGTAGATGAAACAGGTGCATTCCTGACATCATTTGATGTGTTCTTTGCGTCGAAAGATCCACAAGCTAAATTATTTGTTGAACTAAGAACTGTTGAGTTAGGAACACCAACTCGATTCCTAGTCCAAGACTATGCTCAACTTGCATTAAATCCAAGTCAAATTAATGTTTCTGATGATGCTTCTGTGCCTACGACAATTGCATTCCCATCGCCAATCTATCTTGAACCTGAGAGAGAATACGCACTGGTATTTTTATCACCTGCATCAGATAAGTATGAAATGTGGGTCGCAACGATGGGTCAAAAGACAATCAAGACAACTCAATTACCTGATGTTGAAAATGTAGTTGTATCAAAACAATATATCGGTGGAAGTTTATTCAAGTCACAAAATGGTACGATATGGACTGCTAGCCAGTATCAAGATCTATGTTTCAAGTTGCGTAAAGCAGCATTTGTACAATCTGGAACCGCTACTTTCTATAACACACCTATTGAACCTGGTAATCTTAATACACAAATTATTCCAGATAATGCACTTCGTTCTTTACCAAGAAAACTTAAGGTTCAAATTGATGGTTCTGGAACCAGAACAAATGCTATCTTCCCAATTGGAAGAAAAGTAAGTACAGGTTCTGCATCTGCAAGTGATGATAATAGCATTACAGGAGTTATTGAAGGGCAAGGTGCTCCAATAGCATCAAACTCATCATTTAATATTATAACTCGTGGAACAGGTTATTCATTTACTAATCCTAATAATATTCCATTAGTTTCATTAACAGGTAGTGGATCAGGGGCACAATGTTCTGTATCAGTTACAGATGGAGTTGTTGATAGTAACGGAATAAGTAATTTGACATTAGGATCTGGTTATCAGGTTGGTGAAGTTTTAACGATTGATAATAATGATGCAAAAGTAACTGGAGGTCAAGGATTTAAGTTAGTTGTGACTGCAATCAACACAACATTTGATACTTTATTCTTAACCGATGTTCAAGGTGAAAAATTTGCAGATAATGAGACCTTAGTACATTATGGTGCTGGTAATAATACCCGAACTGTTGCGACTAACGTGCTTGTTAATACAGATTCAGTTGTAAATGGTGCTAAATTTACAGGAAGTGTATTCCAAGTAACTCAGTATAATCATGCACATCATTTTGGAACTAATCAGATTAGAATTAAAAATGTAAGTCCCGATACTCCAATTACACAAACAACTGCTGCGATTACTGCAGATGCGACAGTTGTTTCAGTTGCCGATACCAGCTCATTTGCATCATTTAATGGAATAACAACTCATAGAGGTGAAGCGTTAATTGGACAAGAAATTGTATCATATACTCTTGGTGAGGGTCAATTAACATTAGCTAGAGCAAAGTTTGATTCATTAGCAATACCTCATCCATCTGGAACTGACATACAAACATATGAAGCAAGTGGCATATCTCTTGTTGGTATTAATACAACCTTCACAGTATCAAGTCATGAAAGAACTATTGATCAATATCATTTAGATGTTGATATTGCATCATTATCAACTGATCCCTCTAGATCAGGTGTTCAACAGTTATGCTTCACAAATGAAAAGGCATTTGGTGGTGCTAATATTGAAATATCACAAAACCATCAATTCAGCACACTATCACCGAAGTTTAATTTCTTGACACCAGGTAAAACCACAACAATTAACTCATCAATAAGAACAGTAAGTGGAACAAGTGCAGGAGGAAATGAGACTTCATTCATTGATCAAGGATTTGAACCAACCATACTAAATCAAACTACATTCTTCCCAACACCAAGATTGGTTGCATCAAAAATAAATGAAGATGCTAGATTAGATGAATTACCTAAGAGAAAATCTTTGACATTAGCAGTGGATATGGAATCTGGAGATCCTAATTTATCACCAGTTCTTGACACTAAAAATGCTACATTTATATTAGGTAGAAACAAAATTAATAAACCAGTTGATAATTATGCGACTGATAGTAGAACTAATCAACTTGAAGATGATCCTCATGGTTCATCATATATCACAAGTTTAGTTCGTCTTGAGCAACCAGCAACTTCATTGAAGGTTATTCTTGGTGCTAGTCGCCAACCAGATGCAGACTTTAGAGTGTTCTATCGCTTATTCAGTTCAGACTCTACTGAAGTATCACAAAACTATAGAGCATTTCCTGGTTTCTTAAATATGAAAGATACTGATGGTGACGGATTTGGTGATGAAATTATTGATTTAGGATTAAATGATGGTAGAGCAGATGCTTTTGTTCCACCAAATAGATTAAATGAATTTTCCGAATATCAATTTACTGTTGATAATTTAGAGCAATTTGATGGATTTGTTATCAAGATTGTGATGACATCAACTAATGAATCTACACCTGTCAAATTTAAGGACTTTAGAGCAATAGCACTCGCATAATGAAAACATTCAATCAATTCCAAGAAAGTGTAGCGGTAGCAGCTGTCAAGGGAGGGAGCAAACTTATTCCTGCCTTGATGACTGGAATTGGTGCTGCTGGCATAATAATGAAATCTAAAAAATCTAAAGGCCCTTTCTCAGATATAGGTGGATTTGATGCATCAAAATCACGAACTAAAAGACAGTATCTTGGATTACCTCCATCTACTGATTTAACTAAACAGCAAAAAAAGGATAGAAAAATAAAAGGTCAACAAGATATTATAACCAAGAGAGATGATAAAATAGCAAGAGAAGGACCAGGTGATAGAGTACCTGGTGCAAGAAGAGCAAGATTAAAGGAATTGCTTAAGAAATATCTAGAAAAATCAGGTATCAAGGGTAGGAGAGATGCGAACAAAGAAATTGATAAACGAACAAAGGAAATAGAAAATTTTAAAAAAAAGTCAAAACAAAAAAGGAGTGAAAAAAAGACTAGAAAAGTTGAAAACAAAAGATCTGAATTAGCGAATAAAAGAGAATGGGAGAATTTAAAGAGTCAAGGAATAGTTTCAGGTGACTATGATCCTAATTATTTTAAGTAAATGAGTAAAATGATCCCAGTAGAAGGTCATAAGAACCTTTTTCGTGATGAAGAAACAAATGCTATCATAAACAAAGATGATATCGGTTATCGTAATTATATCGCTTTAAGAGAAAAAAATAATAGTAAGCAATTAGAAATGGAAAGTATGAAAAAAGAGTTGGAGGAACTGAAATCCCTCCTAAACGACCTTGCCTCAAAGATAACGTCTTAGTAAATATAAATACTTTCAGATCTAAATTGCTAATCATAGATGGCAGATATAAAAGTTAGAGTTGGACAACAAAATGCCACGAGGGTTATTTCCTCTTTAGCAGGTGCTCAAACTCTTTCATTAACAGAGTTAAGTGATGTGAATGTTACAGGAACCTTGCAAGATGGTATGGTTCTAGTTTTTAATGGTGTGACTAAAAAATTTGATGCAACCTTAGAACTAACGCCAGGTGCAACACAGAATTTAGACATCAACGGAGGAAATTTCTGAAATGGCTAGTATAATTAGAATCAAACGATCATCGGGTACAGCCAAACCTGCTAGTTTGAATTGGGGTGAAATGGCATACGTAACTGGTGTTGGCCAGTTCGGTGGAGTCAATCAATATAAGGATAGAGTATTCTTAGGAGATGATGGCACTAACGTCAATCCGATAGCAGGACATTACTACACTTCAATGATGGAGCACTCACCTGGTGCATTAGCAGGTGTGACAAACTCTAGAAATAGTGACGGTGGTATCGTAGCGATTCTTGATAGTGATAGAAAAATAGATCTTTGGAATGTAGATAACTTAACATTAGACTCAAATACCCTATCTTCATCAAATACTGATGGTGATGTAATTTT